GTGAAGGTGAAAGTAGATGGATCACCAGAAGAAGCCATGGTGAAAGTGAAGTTAGACTGAATCTTGCAGTTAGGAATGATGAACTCAGCAGGCATATCAACACCGTTAGTATCACGGAATAGAGTAGAAGCCTCTAAGTAGTAGTTACCACCGAACTTGTCGGGAGTAATCTCAATCTGCTGTGCGGCAGATGCGTGTTCAACATAATAGTCGACCAATACGACATCTTCGTTAGCAAATACATTTACTTCATCAAAACCAGGGTTAGCTTCACGAGAAGGTCTTGCGCCAGTGACAGCGGCACCATTCAATACAATCATCCAACCATCGGCCTCGTCTTCAGAAGTACCATCAGCCATAGGTGCATACCAATCGCTCTCTTCATCAAAGACAACAGCGGTAACAGCATTGTGATCAGGAATATATGGTTCAGTAGCAACTTCGCCATTATCTAACTTCATAACATAAATTAAATCTTCATGAGCACCAACTAAAGCACCATCAGCATTCATTTTACCAACGTAAGGCTTTTGAGTCAAAACAATCTGAACTTCAGTACCTTCAACTCTAACCTTATTAGTCTGCTCAGTAGTGTGAACCTTTAGAGTGTTCTTAGAAGTAGCCTCAACCAAGCCAGCACCAGATAGAATCATGAAGCCAGCGGGAGAGATCAATGCATCTTCCATAGTGAAAGTAACAGTTCTCTCACCTTCCCAAGCGATTAGACGAGAGTTACCACGACCGCCCTGTGCGTAAGAAGTAGTAGCAGTACCTTCCATGCTGGAAGTCTTCAAAGTGTCGAAATAAATAACAGGCTCATTCTTATAGAAGACTTTATTACCAACCTTCTGAGCGGCCTTTGCCTTTAGAACGACATCACAAATTTCGCGAACGCCAAATTTCATAGGTAGTATCCTCCTTAAAAATATTAGTGGATATTTTTCATCCAGTTATCCGGCTAAGAATCCGGCTTTGCGCCAGCCAACCGAGACCGAATATCCATATCCCAATTAATATATAGCATATATCTTTCAACTAAATCGTATAATTGGAACATGGTCAATTCAGTCGCGTCTTGTAGAGACATTGAATGTAGTCCTACAGTAATGATTGAAAGATATTGGCTAAATATACTTGTGTTAGTTTCGCCCTTTTGAGCCGCAACTCTCTAACGTCCTCGCATAAGTTTTTCAGCGATCTCTCTCGCTTTAGCATCTGCGGGATTGAAAGTTGTCTGATCCATAGGGCCAGTTTTTAAACAGCAAATAGTTGATATAGCATTTTGTAAAAATTCAAAGTTAGTTTCATCAATTTGAATATTTGCTGAGCCATCACTTAATAGCACAGAGCGTGGTGTCATCAGCAATCTATGTTTTGGAAAAAACAAAGAACAAACTTGCTAAACAGCTCTTTTTTTATCTGCCGCTTCTTTTTCTGACATTATCGTCATAAATATCTAAAAGTTGCTCGTATTGAGTAAATCACTTTCGTCCTTTACAAACATAGATTTATTCAAACACAAACATTGAACTCCTGAGAAAAAATCTGTCTCCCCAATATATGCAATTTCTTTTATTTGAGGCTAATGAACTGTAATCTATAATTCTGGAACTGGATAATCAGCTCCACACATTAGAGCTAATCTAGTATCCATAATTATTTATCCTCATTAAAAATTGCATTAAAGTTCTCAATAAATGCCTCTTCATCCATTGGATTCGGCATAAATTTTTTATCTTCTTCTCCATGGATTGCTCTAAAAGTAATACATAAACCAGCATATTCATCGGTAAGTAAAATTTGATTAGCACCATTAAATTCTAATTTACCAATGCCAGTTAAATGCTATTCACTAAACATAGAATCTAATTCTGCTGCAATTTTATATGGACGCAATTCAAAATCTTTCATATGCCATTGATCATAATGACAAATAATATCAAATTCAATAATATTATCTCTAAATTCTGGATTAGTACGATTTGGTACAAAATTATCAAAACTAACGATAATATAATTTAATACAGAATGATCTATATATAATTTTGGAACAATTTTTATTTGCTCTCCAAATAAACTATTGGTCTACATTTTAGTTAGTTTTGGTCTATCTAAACAATCCTTGGTTGTGTAATAAAGCATTTTCTTTAAACGATCATTTTTCATAATCATCTAAACAATAATACCCATATCCTTTTCTAAAGCTAAAAAACTAGACTTAGGATATGTATAAGTTTCAATTTTCATATAAACACTCCTTTTACTCTTAGTTCTTAAAATAGAGATTCTACTACAATAGTCTTACTATATTTTGAATATCTCAATTCAAACTAACCGCTGAATGATCCTTCCCAGGTAACTACTACTATACGAGGATCATCTTTATCAATATCTAAGGTCACAGGATATTTTTTATCCACTTCCCAGACTGCTCCAATATTACCATCAAATTTAAACACAGCAGGTTGTCTAATTTTAATGAAGGTATCACCAATAATCTTACCACCAGCTACATTTGGATCTGGAATTTCTTCAATTAATCCATCTACAACACCATTTTCAACATCATCTTCAAATTCATTTGCATAATATTCAACTGCGGCAATCTCTAAAATACCAGGAGTAGAAATCCAATCAAGAGCTTCAACACGCCAACAAGTATCATCATTCTACAAATAAAATTTAGAATAACGTTTGAAATAATTTTTTGTATCTTCATTTAATGGTAAATAAAGATTCAGCGAAAGATTAGGAGTATCAACACTTATTCCATGCTTTTGAATATAATTGATTTTCGTTTCAACGGGACCTCTAACAGCCGCATAAGTTTTATGCTTACCGTTTTCATCTTCCCAAGCAATTTCATAACGGCATCTTCTTATATCTCCACGAAAATAAGCTAATTCAGTTAAATCTTGTAATTGTACAATCCAATAAGTTCCTGTACCAACCCACTCAAAAACCGTTCCAGGAGCAAAGTTATATTCATAGCCCACTGAAATAATTTTATCATCATAATCCATTTTCAACTTATTCGGATTGATAAGTGCGCGGATCGGCGTCCGATCGCTCGCATCTACAGGAATAACTTTTGCACCTTGATAAGAATACCAAACCGCATGGTCTAAAGAACGACGTTTATCTTTAATCATTCGCTCTTGCTATAGATTACCGCCAGCTTGTCCCATACGAGCTGATTGATGAAGAACTCCATCAACCCCACTCTTCTTTGGATCAAACTTTCTTTTATCATAAACTCCTAATCGGCCTTTCATCAATCTAAAAGGGATTTGACTACTTAAATCATAACCTGATGCCATGGTTTAGCTCCTACAATAAACTAATGCATTCAAACACAGTTTTGCGATATAGCTCAAATTCTGTTTCCTAGGTCTTTAATCCCTCTAATTTACATAACATCTGTAAAAATTGCGGGCCTGTAAAAATTTCATTCAGTCCCGCAATCTCAATAGTTACTGTATCTAATTGTTTCAGCCAATCTTCTTCGTGTTCGCGCATTGGAATTAGCTTCCATAATTGGTTGGTTAAGCGACGAACATTTACTTCAATATCATACACACGAAATTCAAAACCATACTTAGTAATCAAGAGCACTAGTCTCCATTAAACTGCCCCAGTTGGAGGCATATTTACCATCGGCCGTAAATTTACGACGCTTATATAGTCTTTGCATATGGAAAGAATCTCTTCGACTCTCTTCTAACAAAGCTAATAACTTAGATAAATGATTAGCTTGAGAAGTCATTTTAAAATCGCTTCCACTATATTTCATACGAGTATTTTCAATTGAAGTTACTTGACGCTGAACCCAACCTTGTTTCATTAAAAGCGCCAAGATATTAATTTCCTCAGCAGTAAGTTCAACATTAAAATGTGAATTATCTACTAGGACTTTAGGAGTTTCTAATAATTCTCCATCTAAATTACCCCAGATAGTACCTAAAATAAATTCATCAGGGGTTACATCACTTTCCAGCTTTTCTGTCAAATTAAGAGTATAATCATAAAGATTTTGTCTAGGAAATTCAAAACCCGGAATTGCATTAAGCAAAAGATTTTGTAAATCTCTTAATGTATCTTCTGGAGTGAGCTCTAGATAGAGGTCATCGGTAACTTGTCCAAGAAAGCGATTATAGACAGACGAAAATAATGTCATATAATTGCCTCCTTATATTTTATTATTCAGTAGCTTTATCAGCTGCTGGCTCTGTCTTAATAATATTGTACTTAGGAGTAGTGGTACGACGACCAGGAGCGACTTCCTCAGTCTTCACTCTACGCTCAGTCTGCTTTAGGATGGTATTTCCACCATTCTCGTCTTCCTTCTCAGCTTCTCTGTTCTTTAGAGCAGCATCGACATCAAGACCAGTCTTATCTTTCAAAGCCTTTCTCTTACCCAAATCCATTAGAGGAATTTCCAAGCTCAACTTCTTGATCAAATCAATAACTCCAGCTGGAGCAAAATCAAGAGCATCTAAGAAAGCATCTAAAGAACCAGTTCTAATCAAAGCAGCAACATCTGCTTCGCTCATATGATACTCAGGCTCAGTACGAATATTCAAATTTCTTAGAGCAACTTCGTCTTGAATCTGAAGGAACTGGGAAAGAATAACCATACCACCAGGCTGATAAGTTAGCTTTTCCAATTCAACATCGCTAACTTTCTTTACTTCGCCGGGAGCAAAACTTCTGCGGATTCCGTCTTCTGGAATCTTATAGGTGACCCAACTAGCACCTCTGTTCTTTACATTAAAAATAGCCATTGTATTATCTCCTTTTTCTCATAATAAAAAATAGGGGGAAGTGGGGATATCCCCTCTTCCCCCTCTAAACTAATTATTTTATATTAAATTAAACCTTTGGGAACTCGTAGTTAGGATTGTAAGTGGACTCAGCATAAGCCTTAACTTCACTTACATAAGCAGTGCTATCCCAAACAGAGCCAGCAATATCCATCTGACCCAACAAGCTAGCATCAGCGTAAGCGCAGATGTTGTTAGCCAACATAGCTAGAACGCCGACCTTCTTATAGACGTGAATATCACGAGAACGGTCATAGTTATTGAACTCGTCAACAATGGTATTACCCTCGAAAGCAATCTTCACAGGCTTGGTGTCAGCACCAGCGGGGATGATGTAGCAGTAACCAGGATTGATTACCTTGCGCATATTGGTCTCATCCTCTAAGCCCTGGGGTAGAATAACAACCTTACGTCCCTTGTAAGTAGCCAAGTGACCAGTATCCCACAACTGCTGCTTCATGGACTCAGTGTATCTCCAACCCTCGGTAGGAACCATCTTTACGGCAAACTCGTAAGTGCAGTAAATGGTAGGCTCACCGTAAGCAGAAGCGATAACCAACAAGCGATCGAATTCCTGCTCGTCGAAACCATTAACAACAGCGATATTAGCAGGAGGCAACTGATTGATAGAAGCAGCTAGTGCATGACCAACTTCCTTCATGATCAACTCGTTCATGCCTTCCATGACGATATTAGTTACTTCAGCGAAGTCAACACGTCCATCCAAGAACTCTTCGAAGCCGATCTGAGCAGCTCCACCGATGGCGCTAGTGCGGACTTCGAAGCTCTCTTCTTCACTAGGACCTAGCTTGAAGACTTCGTAAATACCTGCTAGACCAACGCGAGTTACGAACTGCTTAGCGCGCTGACGAACGTCTCTCTTACGACGGAAAATAGGCTTGTCGCCCTGAGCGAACTGCTTGGTCTCAGCAAACTGCATATAAGCCTGCTCAACCTTCTTAGGCAGAACCTCGTCCATAGTCTCTTCGATAACTGCGAAGATCAGGTGCTTGTTCTCACGATACAAAGCGTAAGTACCAGCAATCTCATTGAATTCACGGCGTAGAGTCTCATTTAGAGTCTCATAGTTAAAACTTTCGCCATTGAAGCTGTAAGAAACAGGAGCAGAAGGGTCAGCTTTTGCTACAGTCTTTGCCAGCTGTACTAAATTTTTCTTATCTAAAGCCATTATACTTCTCTCCTTTCAATTACTTAATTCTAATAACCTTGACACCAGGCTGGTGGTCAGGCATAGTGTAAACCTTAGCAACCTGCCATACCATATCGCCAGAAGCATCAGCAACAGGCTCTAAGATACCATCGGCAGCACGAGGAGCCAATAGATCGAACTCCTTCAAAGAGCCGGGTTCAGCATGGATTAGGTTGGTAGTGTAGTGGTCACCAACATTAGTCTTGAATACACGAGGAACCATAGTAGTACCTGCGGGCATCATCTTCTCCTGGTAATCACGCAACTTCATGAACAATCTCTTACGAGCGTCTCCCTCGATTTCAGGATTGTTGATGTCGTTCATCTCATAGTAGTCATGTACGCTAGAAATAACGCTGTAATCAGCAACTTCGCCAGTCTCAGGATTCTTGATTTCATCCAACTGCTCGAAAGCGCCGGTAGTAGGATTATAACGCTCTCTTACGCCGTTCATGAAACGGGTAGGACCGTACATCTCCTCAGGCTTGGTGTGATCCAATGGGCTATAAACACGAGCCTGATAATTGTCTTTTAACATTGCGAACTCGCAATCTAACTGATGCTCACGATACAACTTGATTTCGTTATAAACAAGCATCCACTCGCCTGCACCAGTAAAGTTTACAAGGCCAGCTGCATAGTCATACTTAACAAACTGTCCCTGCTCTAGAACCTTAATAGCAGGATCAGCAGGCAACTGAGCATAAATCTGAGCAGTTCTCTGAGCGCTTAGGTGGTTGGGTTCAACCTGACCGTAGCCGACTTCTACGAACTCTGCCTGAGACTTAATATGCTTCTTCAATAATTCTCTAAGCATTTCTATTTTCCTCCTTATTAGTTTTTATTACATTTCACTCGCAACAGAACGCAAGGCTTTAATCCAAGCGGGAACAGTCTCGTCCGCAGGAACTCCACCATCCAAATTATAGGTGGTTACGCCATTGTTCTTATCATCATCAAGGTTGAAACTGACCTTGTTGCGAACACAAATAATTGATAGCTTAGCTTCAATATCATCCAGAGAATAAGTATCGATGTTCTCAATAACATCCTTCTTGTCATCATCAGACAGCATATAGAAACTGTCAATCATTTTCTCTTTTTCTGCCTTTTCAATGGACTTCTTAAATGCAGTCAACTCACCAATCTGAGCTTCTAGGTCAGCGATTTTTTCCTGAGCAGCATTATAATTAGTCTCCAAGTCAGAATATTTGGAGCTTAGCTCTACATATTCTTGAATTTCATCAAGATTGTATTTTTCTTTCTTGCCCTTTTTCTTTTTATCGTCGTCATCTTCGTCTTCGCATTCACACTCAGACTTAGGCTTGCCGCACTTAGGGCACTTTTCTTCCTCGCCTTCGCCATCTTTCTTTTCAGGCTCGTCATCATCTTCATCCTTCTTGGCGGCCTTCTTAGACTTGGCATATTCATCAACAGCGACAGGATCAAACTGAGGCTCTTCAGATGGAGTATACTCTTCCATCAAAACAGGTTCAGCAGCGAACTCAATTACGCCGTCTTCAGCGATGGAGAAATCTAAACGGTAATACTTATCATCGGCAGTAACAACAGCGAACTTCTGCTCACCATCTTCACATACGCTCTCAATAACGTAAGCATCTTCAACGCGACTATAAAGAGCGGTCCATAAAGCGTCACCGATTTCAACAGCATATCTAGTAAACACTTTTTCTCCTCCTTTATTCAAATATTCTTTCAATTCGTTCATCATAGAGAATAGTTGCTCTTTAAAGCCATCTTCAAAAGCGAATTGAATGGTAGGTGCAGTAATGTTGGCACCCTCGAAGCAGGGTTCATTACTTTCACCAAGAGTACAAAGTTTTGAAATAATTGCTTCATTGATAATAAAGAATTTGGGATCTCCATTACCATCTTTTGACCAATGAGCATCTAATGTACCTTCATCCAATTCCATGGATTGATTATTTCCATGTGCCAGGATTCTGCGGCACTCTGGATATTGGCCGGTCCATAACCAGCCCTCAGTCATCATATACTCTCGCTCAGTCATTCCATCATCCAAGAACTTTTGGAACCAAACTTTCGCACTCAAATCAACGAAACCGTATGGGCGAGTAGTATCCTTGATCTCGAACTTTCCATTGGAAATATCAATGATACGATTGTGCTCCTCAAAGTCGCCCTTATCTTCATTATAAAAACCAACGATAGGGCATCCTGGCAATGAATTAGCCATTTGCTTTGCAACTTCTTTGGTGATGATACTACGGTTACGATTTGGTTCATCGCTTACGTAGCACACCTTAATCTGACATTTAGAAATCAAAGGATTGAGAGGAGTAATGTTGATAAACTCAACAGGTGTATCTAACTTAATACTTGTATGCATCTTGCTCCTCCTTAGCTCATAGATTCTTTATTTTGGATAGTCTTATCGCTCTTTTGATTGTCTGGTTTCTCCGGTCGGCCCGCAGACTTCTCAGAAGACTATCCTCCTGATTTAGTTTGAGTTTTGTTAGTTTGAGTTTGATTAGAATTGCCCTTTAAGTCTTGCATATTCATAGTAGAAGACATCAGCGGAGGAATCATAACTTCACTCAAATGTAAAACTTCATTTTCAAAGTAAGCAGTATTCAAGATAGCACTCTGAGAATGGCCTAAAGCAATTTGAGGCAACATCTTAGAATATCCTAACTGAACACATTCTTTATACATCTTAGACAACTCTTTGTAGTTATACTGAGTAGTCTCAAGCATATAGAATCTAAAATTGTATTTCTTTTTATTCGCACCAAAATTCTGTGTTAGTCTATCAAAGAAAACACCAAATTGTAGCAACAAGGTGCGGACCGCACCTTCATCATTTAGCACAGATAAATTCATTGCTAAATTACTATCAGAGTTAAATAAACTTTGCGGAACACCAAAAGCATTATATACACTACGCTCAACTTTCATCAAGTCATCTTGAGTAGTAGTAGTATTCTTATCAGACATATCAATACTTTCAATATCAGCGAAAGTAGTCAATACGTCAACACCAACCGCACGCTTCAACATCTAAACAGCATTATTATGAATATCTCTTGCTTCATCGACGTCAAAAATCAAATCACCATTTTTATCTAATGGGAGTTTCTGAACTACAATTTTCAATAACTTTTGCATTTGCTTTCTACGATCCAAATCCTGAGCCGCATCCAAATCCAAAATAAGAGGAATCGCATTGATAAATAATGGTAAATCGACACCGCCGAATCCACCATTACTAAAACTAAATTTCACGGTTTTCTCTGGGTCCAACAAATACCAACCACTATCTCTATCCCATGGACTTTCAGGAAGTAACTTACCACTCTTGTAAGCAGCATATCCCTTCTTGAACTCTTCTGGGAACAAATTCAATACTTTCATTCTGTATCCAGTATCTGGGAACATAACATCAAAAAACTTCATATTGAACTCAACAGTTGGTAAATTATTCAAACTAAAACGAGAACGGCAATAATTTACAGGCAACTCTTGAATAATAATTCCTTTTGAGGTGGGAACGATATATCCATAATAAGCGCCATTCTTGATAACGCCAAGAGCCATATCACCGCAAACTTTTTTGACATATGAATTATCTAAGAAGTTCAAGACCTTATGGAAATCTCCAACAATCTTTTCTTCTTTGATACTTTCATCGTATACTTCTGGAACAACATACCAATCATAACGATACATAGTAGCGAAATAATTACATACTCTTTGATAGATACCGCTGGTCTTATAGAAGTAATTAGAAATCTCTCTTAACTTCTCAACATCATTATCCGCAAGCGCACGATAAATAACGCCTTTATTGATGATGTTTCTAGTTTCCTTTTGAATTGAACCTAAATTCAAAACGGCATCTTCAAGTGTTTTAGTTCCAATTTTAATTTTACCATAGGTAGTTCCACCCATGTCAAAACCTTTGGCACGAATTTCTTCTTGTCTAGTTAACTTATCCAAAACTCCACCTCCTTTTAATATCCTGCTAATTTCATGATATAGTCATAAGAGATCAAGTTTTCATCTGTATATGGTATTTCAATTAAACGAAAATCATGTAAAGCACAAAAGCGTCGCTTTTGATTATCATTGTATTGCTGTTGATAAAATCCTTTTTTACCACCGAACTTCGCACTTGGTTCATAGTGCTGTTTTCCTTGATATTCAATAATAAAATCAATTTTACCATCATCATCAAAAACGACAAAATCAAATCTTAAAGGGCGACCATTGGGGCTCTTTAAGTCAGGGAAGATATATTCCATCTTAAAAGTAAGCTCAGCTTCTTTTAAGATTTCTTCAATCTTAATCTCACCGCGAGATGCTCTCATGTCAACCCTCCTTAATTATAAAACGCCCAATCAGCAGCGTTAAATCTCTTTTTCTTCTTCTTTTTATCTTCTTCTTGTTTTATATAATACAAACCATATTCAAACGCAGAAAACTTATCCTTCCTAATTCCACGATTTGCTTGTTTCAAAATGATATTTATGCCTTCATTTTCTTCACGCAAATTCATCATTTCCTCTTTCAATATGGAAGTTAGGGTAAATGGTTGAAGGTATTCTGCCCTTTCCTCAGGCTTCATTTTCTAACCTTTTGCGGTTCCCAGTAATTTTTCTCTTGCTGTTCTTTCATCAATCAAGAATTTTACCTTACCGGCCGCAAGTTGGCTTTGTGCGTTTGCGTGACACTCTGTATTGATTGGCGCATTTGCCTTGATAATATACATAGCATCATATTCAGTATTAGCTGTTCTATACTTTTTATAATAACCTTCATCGTCGTTTTGAACGCCAAAGTCAGGATAGAAGTCTCCATTTTCATCATTCTAAGATTTAATCATATAATCAATTAGACCCAAACCAACACCATTACCGTCGATTACGAGAGTTCTAGCTTTATACTTATAGAACAGTTTTTTCAGCTTAATTGCTTGATCTTCAAAGTGTTCATCAGCCATTGTATAAATATTTACCAAAGACTTGATAGCAGGGCCTTGCGCCTGCGGCGTCACCTTGAATACACAAACAACAGAATCACATCCCTTACGACCTACGTCGACTGATAGCACATAATAAGCGCCGGCCGCAGACCTTCCGGAATGTTCATATTCAGGTTGTAATAATTTTCTATTACGAGTAAAATGTTCTCCATTGAAGAATGCATCTTCAACAGTACCAGACCACTTAGACTCATACTCACGCTCGAAAGAGGCTTCATTATAAGTACCTTCATTCTTCTGGTCGGTAATGAATGTTTTACTCTGTAATCCCATTGCCACTGGCGTTCTCCAAGTACCACCAAGCACAATACAGCGATCGGGCTGAGTGACCATACGAACCAAGAAACCAATCAATCTATCATATGGATAAGTTCCTTTATATCCAGCAGTTGTAATATAAATCTGAGATTTATTCAAAGGTTCTTTTTCATTAGTAGTACCATCTTTCGCACGACGAGAGATAGCCATAACAGGGATAATAACTTCGCGAAGGATTTGGTCATCAATACCAACACATTCCTCCATTACGCCGCCATGACGACGCTGACCACGCGTAGATTCACGGGCCGCAAGGTTATCCAGAACAGAACCATTCTTAAATACATATCGGACTTTATCTTTACCAGTTAAAGTCTTACCTCGTCCCCAGTCAATTTCTCTTTCAAAGCTGGGAATCAATTTACAAATTTCTTCTACTTTACTTTGTAGAATAGAAGCACCCTGCTCCTTACCACCAGAAGTGACAAACAAGTGAGCATTGGGATATAAAATACAACGGCACATCAATGCCATAACAGTCAAGAAAGATTTAGAATATGCACGAGGAAAAACCGCATACACATACTAATATCTCATAACGCAACGAAGGAAAACTCTTTGATAGAAATAAAAACAGAATTCTCCATCTTTTACTTCGGTACTAGTTCCACGTACCATAAAGTCAACGAATAAATCAGGATATTCTCTCCAAAAGGCTATGTACTTTCGTATTGTAGGCATAACAGCCTCAACACGTTCCGGAGAAAGACCAATCTTTCTCCGGGATGTTGATAAATCAAGTAAATCTTGTAAAGCCATTACCGTCTACCTCGATTCAAGTAATCAGAGTCAGCTTCAGCTTCTTCATCTAAGAAGTCTTGGAAATCCACATAATCTTGATCTTTCAAGGTCTTTTCCAAATCCTCAAGACTCAAATCAATATCATCGATAATTGTATCTTCAGTATTTTCAGCTTCAGCCTTATCTTCTTTCTCAATATCACGTAGAGCCTTTTCAACCATGATTGACAAATTGGTTTCTTCTTCAACCAGAGTTTTAGTATATCTCTGCATATCCGCAATTGTCATATCAACTCTATCTTTTGGAGATTCAATATAATATCTTTCAATATATCCTTGTTTTTCGCACATTTCAATTAGTTCGCCAATTGAATCAACGAAGTCACCACTTTCAGCTTTATTCTGTTGTGCGGTGAACTTACCAGACTTCATCAAACTATCATAAACTTTGCTCATCTTTTGGAAGCCTTCAATATCGCCAATGTCGATTAATTGATTCGCCTTTAGAGATGTCTTACATACCAATTTTAGTGTATCGATGTGTCCGGCACCTTGAATATCATATGATGCCATCATTTCTTCATATAGCTGTTCTAATCGAACCCATTCTTCGGGTTTATAAGTTTTTCCCCATTTCAAACGCAAATAGGTTTTATCCTCTTCAGTCAAATCATCAACAAAGTCATCTTGACCACCATTTTGCTCTGAAAAATAATCTTCTTCACCAGATGCCAAGAATGGATTAGGTTCTTCATACTTTGGTTGTTCGATGATGCCCTGCGGGACGGGGACAGTCGCCTGAGCGACAGCTTGAGCGATTTCAACTGCGTCATATCCTTGACGCTTCATCGTCTCTTCAATTTTCTTATTCGCAACTTCTTGAAGATGCTCGGTGTGTTCCCAGCGATAATCTCGGAATTGCTTCAATTTCATTTTTGATAGATATCTACCAATAATTGACAGACCAGTCAGTTTACTGCGGTCTTTACCATATGATGCCAATAATTTATTCCATTCTTCTGGAATATATGGAACATCGCATTCTTGTAAAATCCATAAATAAGTATCCGGATTGAAATTGTCTACGTGCATTGTCATACATTTCTTACAAATGCGCAATTTACCATCAGGATATTTTTCTAAATTATTAGTACCGTAGAACTGGTCGGCCGCCATTGTTCTATTACATTTTTCACAGTAATAAGATTCTTGGGCCATATATAAATTCCTCCTTTACAAAATATGAAAATAGCAGCGAGGAATTACACGCTTTTGGCCTTCGCATTTCTACAGCATTTGCAAATGCTATAAAAACCATCTCGGCTTGTCTTATTTTTACTAAAGTATTTATTGTGAGCTAATTTGACTTGCCCGCAACGACTGCACTTTTTGTATTTGCCCTTCATTTCATTCATGAAGTACCAATTTAAGAGTCTATCTTCCGCCTCGGACGCAATGATCTTTGGAATTTTATTACGCCATAAACTTGAGATATATTCCAAACTATGCTTGATCCCAAACTCCATTTGGATTTTTTCTTGAATATCAATATTTTGTAATCCATCAATTTTATACTCAACAATTCGTTCATACAATGGATAATTTTTCAAAGCAGCATCCGCAACTCTGTCAAAGTCATCCATCAAGTACCATAAATCTTTTTCAAACTCTCCCCAACTTTCTTGTTTACATAAGGAGTAGTTACAAAGAATTGCTGAGACTACTTTTGGATTACATAAAGAAACACCCTCTGGAACAATATAGCCTTCGTCATCAAACCAGAAATCATCATCTAAAGGAATATCGTGTCTTGAACGAGTGATTTTAGTTGGTACAATTGGTTTACGATAAGCGTTCTTCAAAACATATTGATCTTTTCGCAATTCAATAATTGTACTCTTAATAATAAATGCTTCTCGCCCGGAGGCACTCTTTAATTTTGTTTCCCACATTTTGATGGCGTCGCGCAATTGCTACATACCGGGTATTTCTTCTACATCTTGTTTAGTTATCATTACTTTTGGCTGGAAAATCGTATTCTTATTATTAGTTATCATATTATAAATGCCGTCTTCGCCATTCTCTAGCTGGGAAACAAGACCTTCATAAGAAGTTTCTCGCTTATTGACTGTAGCCATACGGTTATCAGTTAATAGTTTGCGCTCCTTTTTCTCTTGTTTCTCCATACAGAGAACTAGATAATCAGCTAAAGTTTCTAGATACGCCTCTGAGGGATTAGGGGTTTCAGCTAGAATTTTTTCAACCAATTCTCTTCTCTCTTCTGGAGATTCTAAAGTATAATCTAATTTCAACATGATTATCTTACCTCCAGTCTCATTGATATTATTATACCAGAAAAATTTTTCATTGTCAAGTTTTTCCGGAAAAATTTTGACACTTTTTATTTATGAAAGAGAATATTTTTTGATAAACAGGTTTTGACCTCGGACAAGAAACTTGACAAAGAAAAAATTTTTTGATATAATAATTATAAGAAAATAATAAAAGGAGTGTAAGAGTGGAGATTACAATAATCTTATGGATGTTTATAACGGTCGCCGCAACGGCTTTTTATTTTTGGACTTCAAGAGTGCCAAAAAATACCTACGATAATCTTAGTGTAACTTCTGAGTATACTCCGAAGGAAGGATATATATGGCACAAACGATAGTGATTACCATTTTATGGGCTGTTATGTCGCTCCTGGCAATGATTGAATATGCACCTTTGTGTAAAGATTTATCGGAAGGTGATAGATTGGCAGTAGGATTGATTTTCATTATTGGTGGCCCAATATTCGCGGCCGCAAATGTGCTTGAGGCACTTTTAGATTGTTTTTTACCGGAAGGATGGAGCGACGATGGAGCTAAAGGATATTAAGAGTTATGTAAATGAACGCAAACAAGAGTTGAAGGAAAAAGTTTCTAAAATGGAATTTCCTCCCACCCTAGCAATTGTCCAAGTTGGTGAGAATGAAGCATCAAATCGTTATATTAGAAATAAGATGAAAGATTGTGATGAAATCGGCATCACCGCACACACTTATTTTTATCCCACAGAAACCACTGAATTTGAATTAGATGACCAATTAGAGCATATGGTTGAATTTTATGACGGCGTCATAGTGCAACTACCACTCCCGCCCCATATCCGCGTCAAGGTCGCGCAGGCCGCAATCCCCAGAGAAAAAGATGTGGATGGATTTAGATGTGATAGTTTATTCCAACCCGCAACTCCTCTTGGAATTATGAATTATTTGGATTATTGTGGTTTCAATTTTGAAGGTAAAGAAGTCATGATTATCGGCAGAAGTGATATTGTCGGTAAGCCTCTCGCAAAAATGATGACTGATAGGGACGCAACGGTCACCTTGTGTCATAGTCATTCCAAATTGTCAAATCATTTGTATAGTAGTGATTTGATTGTAAGCGCCGTCGGCAAACCGGGATTTTTGAATTGTTATCCAATTCATGTTCCAGTTGTCGATGTGGGCATAAATTTTGTAGATGGAAAGCTAGTTGGAGATTGTTACAATACCGAGGGGCGCAATGTAACTCCAGTCCCCGGAGGTGTTGGTTTATTGACACGATTGGCTCTCTTGGAAAATGTTGTGAAAGCTAAGGAGCTTAAGGATGGATAAGTGGGTAAGTATTTTATTAGAAGTGGAAGAAATGTGGGAAGGATCTCGTGAGCGTATGTCGGCCGCATGGTATCCAATGACCGAGGATTACAGACGAGAACGAGATTTTTATAAGGCTCGCCGCATTTTAGATATGTATGGATATGATTACTTCCGGATGTTTGTGGAGCGCTGTCCGCACATTCTGGATCTAATAGAACAATATGGTTACAGTCCGTGCGAAACAGGCGATGGAAACTGTAGCATGATGTGTATTTTCTATAAGAATGGAGGTTGTACCAATGCCACAAAGCGGATGGATTAATGGTGTTCAGTTGATTCCTGAGAACATGAATTACAAGGTTGACGGTTCTGGTCGAATTATCATCCCGGCGCATTTGAGAAATAAGTTCCAAATTGAAATTGGCGATAGAGTAGAATATTTTACTGCTTTTATTGACAATAGCTGGTTTTTATGTGTAAGATTGGATAAAGAAGCAACTGAGGCTGAAAGGGAAAAGCAAAATGCAGAAAATTTATAAGTATAGACTGCCAAGAGATGGCGAAGTTGTGACTATCAATGACCATGTTATTGATTGGCTGCATGTAGGACTCCAGGATAATTTACCAACGGTCTGGGGTGTTGTAGATTTGGATGGCAATAATCGCCACGCCAAGAGAAGTTGGGATATTGTGGCCTGGGGTACCGGTTGGGATTTACCGGACGAGGTTTGGATGGATTGCGACTACATTGGAACTTGCGAAGATAGATATGGATATGTTTGGCACTATTTTGCCAGAATGAATACTGTCTTTGAAGATCCAAGAGAAGAAGAGACGCTTGCGGCGGCCTCTGCCTACGCGATGCCAGGGGACTCCTTCAGTGTAACATTGGACGAGGAAGTATTGAGACGAATCTTGGGAAACACAGAGGCTAATTGGAGCGTTATGAACGATACAATTACATATGTTACAAGCAATTGCGCCGACCCAACCAGTGCGACGGCAGTCACATTTGCGCGCCAGTAAAAATTTGAGGAGAATGGTAAAATACCGTTCTCCTTTTTTTTATCCCAGAATCGTATTCCGAAATTGAAAATTGATTTCAAGATTGTATTGCCCAGCGCAAAAGTTTTGGCCTATCGAAAAAAAAGTTTTTCCCGAAATACACCCCCGGTTTTTCATCCGGCAGAAAATACAGAGTCTATTGTCCATGTCTCTAAACTCTCTGACACATGACAGATACCCACCCCCTACAAAGCACCCCCTAATTGCTCGGCTCGGCGACGTGCGCGCAGAGCCGATTTTGCGTTATCTTGAGAGGTTCGAGAAAATTTTGCCACATTCCAAAGAAAAAAAATAATAAAAAAATTTCCTAAAACCCCTTGACAAACTCTCACCCGTGTGTTATAATAAAGCTACAAAAAACAGAGGAACACACCTCACAAAGTAAAGGAGATAATCACTATGATGCACAACGTAAACGAACTGTACCACATCAACGGACAGAAGCTCTACACCAAGGACTACATCGAAGCCCACAACATCCCCAAGCGTAACATCTATGACATCCACAACGAAGGTGGTTGGTCCGAGGTCATGTACATCAACAACAACAAAGGCATCATCAACATCTACACCGCACAGGGCAAGAAGGTTGGCTACCTCTACGGACAGTACACGTGGTTCGACACAGAGGCTGAGCGTGACGAGTACAGAGCACAGCGCAACACAGAGAGAGAAGAAGAGACTAAGCGCAACAAGATGCTCAAGGCTATCATGGAACACTACAAGAGCATGAGTACTGAAGAGCTTGCTAAGGTAATGGCTACTCTGTAAGGAGTAGCCACCGACCACGACCCACAGGCTCCCTAACTGGCCCGTAGGGCTAGGCTGTAGAAAAAAAAGTGTGTAAAATAATAAAAAAAAGCTTGACAAATAACTCCTGTAATGTTATAATAAAGACACAAAGAGAGAGGGACACAACCCAAGAGTAAAGGAGATACACACTATGAAGAACACCATGACCGTCGCTGAACTGATCGCTCTGCTGAACAAGGTAGAAGACAAGAACACCACCGTAGAGTTCCACAGCATCAGCAACAGAGCCTACCAGGATACCATCGTAGATGTAAAGACTAGCAAGTACACCAAGCACACCACCATCACCATCAAGTAAAGGAGGCACACACAATGAACAAGACAGCCATCAACAAGATGCTCGACATCATCACAGAGCGCAAGCCTAGCCTGCGCGAGACCTATCAGTACAACTACATCATGCGCATGATGGACAAGCCGAAGGGCACACTTGCCTATGCAGAGAAGCTGTACGTCAAAGAGAACCTGCGGTCTCTGTGTGCTGTGGCAGGACTAAGCTATGAGAGACTAATCATGAAGGTCTGCAAATAAGCAGACCTTTACTTGTCTCCGCACACGACCGCCACCTGCCTAGACTTCGGCGAAATGCACAACTCAGCAAATAAAAAACGCAATTCTTTTGTGTATTTTGACGATTGACAAATCCCATAATTCATGATACAATACAGGTACAAACAACGAAGGAGATAATGACAATGATTAGAAAAGTACTGTGCGTAGGAATGCTGGCTCTGGCTATGGTGTGCGGATGGATGCTCGTAGACTGTCTCTACAGTGATGCTAATGAAGTAAGTGCTACTGTGTGCGAAGTCAATGCAGAGGCTGTTGCTTTTGAGGATGCTTCTGGCGAGGTCTGGGTCTGGGAACTGGAAGAGGGAGAATCCTTCGAACTGGGGCAGCAGGTCTGGATTGAGTTTGATGACATGGGTACAAATGACATTTACGACGATGAAATTATTAGAATTTTCTAAAAAGGGGCTTGACAACAAGCCTCTTTTGTGTTATAATGAAGACAACAAAAGAGAGGAGCCAAGAGCCATGAAGAAACTGTTCAAATACATCCGCTTCCGCATCTGCCGGAACATCTATTACGCAGACTGGTGTCCTGTGGACAATCGCAAGAATTACAAGCAAATGTTTGAAAACTTCCTTGCGGCCTTGGGTCTGACCCTCACAGGTCTGGTTGTTATGATTCTGTTCTGTCTGATGGGGTTTTGAAAAATAAATAAAAAACCCCTTGACAAATCCCGAAACTCATGTTATAATAAAGGTACAAAAAAGGAAAACAAAAGGAGATAAAAACAATGGCTACTATGAGATTTGAAATGACCTACCACGCTAAGGAAGAACGGATTGACAGACTCACCGCTTGCATCCAACATCTGGGATTCAATGAAATCATCAGAGAACAGACAAGCTACCGGCATGGCGAATACGCAACCAGAAAGCTGACTGATACCGGAATCATTTTGGTAGTCAAGGATGATACCCTCATCACCGGATACATGGGAACGATGGCTCAGGTTTCTTCCTTCTACTACAATGAAAAGATGCCTGTGGCATTGAAGAACAGAGTCCGCAAGAACAATGAAAAGTATGCGTTTCTGCTGAGAATGTAAGGGGAATGAAAAATTCCCCTTGACAATAAATAAAAAGTATGTTATAATATTTATAGAAAAACAAAGGAGTTGACAACAATGGCAAAGAAGAAAAAGGAACTGGATCGCCGAGTATTCAAGAAAGAGGGCGAAGAACTTCAGCAGTGGCTGAACTTCCGCAAGAGAGGAAGCAAGGTAGAAAGTGGCAAGCGATACAATCGCCAGAAGTTCAAGAAAGGAGAATGATACCATGTTGAATCCAGTTAGATTCGCAGACCTCTGCGACAATGTCAAAAACATGAACAAAGAACAGTTGCGGGCACTCGCTCAGATGTGCGAGGAACGCATTGACGAAAGACAGGAACGGTTTGAACAACTGTGTAATGGCTTCTACAATTATCTGGAAGACATTCAGAGGGAGTTTCCCAATGCTCATGTCTATCTCATTCATGGCAACGCACAGAAGTTTGATGTGATGGACTGCATCATCCCGCAAAATACTTACGAATGTTGTGAAATTGGGGATTGACAAATCCCCAATTACATGGTATAATAAGTACAACAAAAGGAAAGGAAATGATAATAATGGTTGAGAGATGTCCTAATTGCGGAAGCACCGCACAGTTCAAGGTAGTTTACGAGGGAGAAACTTCCCATCAGCTGTATCGCAAATTCAAATGTGGTTGCGGAGCCACCGCAGAAATCACATACAAGAAAACTGAAATGATTTTCCGGTCACCTTCTGGAACCAAGCTGTAAAGTGAGAAGAAATTCTCACTTTATTTTTCGGCGCGCCGCCCACGACCCAGCCGGCGCGTTATTTCCATTATACCACAGCCCAGCCAATTTGTCAATAGGCAATTTGCACAAAAAACTTTTTTTGAAAAATCCCAAAATAATGCTTGACAAATCGTGATTTATAGTGTATACTAGGCTTATAAATCAAGGGGCAACCCGGAAAGAGGAACACAAAATGAATGAGGTTATTTTTGAGGGTCTGGTAAAAGAATACAATCGCCGTAAGAACGCAGGCTTGTCCGCAGGACACATCCAGAAGGCATGGAAAGCAGTTCTGACCGCTTACAAGGCAAATCAGTATGAAGCATGGATGAAGCGGTTCACCGTCAAGGAAAAAGACAAGGTCGCTTTTAAGTGCGGAAGAGGTAGAACCAACCACACCAAGCATTACATTGATTGGAAGGTGCGGGAAGTGTTCGGCTCTGCTTGCTATCTGCTCCATGTGTACTTTGTGGAATCTGGTCTGCTGTACGCAAGCAAGATTGGTACAAGCGAACAACCGCAGGAAAGATTTCAGCAGGAAGTCGCCGAGTATGAAAAGTTGGCAGGTGCAAAAGTTCGGCTTGAAGTTGTAATGTGCGAACCCTGCCACAACCTCTCCGCCACAATCGCCTGTGAAAGTCGGATGCGTGCTTATTTCATCGGCAAGTATGAAGAAGCCTATCAGCTGAATGACCGCTTTGTTGGTGTTCTGATTGACCCCAAGGAAGCAAAGAGAGTTGCCAAGCCCTACTAAAAAAGGGCTTGACAAAATCTCCAAACTATGATACAATAATCAAGAGGTGAGATAAATGGATAAAATTAAATGTAGATCCCTGACTCATGTGCGGTGCGGTCTGGTGTTCCCCGAACATGGTACAATGTGGAAAGTCGTGAACTACTCCACCGGAGATGATTTGTGGATCGTGGAATGTTGCTTTGACAAGTCTTTCACACACTACAAAAAAGATGAAGAAATCAGAAAAATTGTTGGAATACCTCTTGACAAATGAGGTATTCCGTGTTATAATTAAGGTACAAAAAAGGAAAGGAACTGAATCAAATGACTGTTACAATTAACTTCGACATGGACGGCACAATCGCTGACCTCTACGGTGTCAAGAACTGGCTCCCCTATCTGGAAGCTGAAGATACCACTCCCTACGCAATCGCAAAACCTCTGCTGAACCTCTCCGCTCTGGCTCGCAAGCTGAACGCACTCCAGAAGCAAGGCTATCGGCTCTCCGTTATCTCCTGGACTTCCAAGAGCGGAAGCAAAGAGTACAACGCAAGAGTTACCGAAGTCAAAAAGGTCTGGCTTGCGGAACATCTGCCCTCCGTCCATTGGGATGAAATCAACATCGTTCCCTATGGCACTCCTAAGGAAATGTTCTGCCGAACCCCTCTCGACATTCTGTTCGATGATGAGGAACGGAACAGAACTGGATGGACTGGCATCCCCCACGATGTACAGAACATCATGGAAATTCTCAGAGAAATCTGAGAATTTCCTCTTGACAAATCCGAAAACCTATGATACAATAATTACAACAAAAGAGAACTGAAAGGAATTGATACTATGAATAATCCTAATCTTGCCCATGTTGCTGTCGCTGAGTGTTCTACCCGTGAGAACCGAAAAAGATACAAGTACCTGTCCGACATTCTGAGCGCCTTATCTGGTTTCGGCGAGTGCGGTGCTACTGCCACACAGATTGCCGAGGTAGTCGGCAGAAAGAGATGGGAGTCTTACGGCTACCCGATGGAGAAGTACAACCCCGAGTATCATGCTCCCACTGTTCAGCTGATTTCTCAGAATGTGCGGAAGCTGGTCAAGGTCGGCGCAGTCCAGCGCACTGAGTTCATCACCGGACGCACCCTCCGCATCCAGGTCGGTCGGAACGAGTGGAAGGACATTCCCGAAAAGATTGTCCTTTTCAATGTGATTTGATTTTGGAATCCCTTTCCAGAAATGGAAAGGGATTTTTCGTCATTTTGCACAAAAGTTCGGCGGCGCGCCCACGGTCCAGGCGCGCCGAATTTGGCACAATAACCAACCTAGGCATTTATTTTCGGCGATTATTTGTGTATTTTAACGAGTTGACAAATCCCAAAATCTGTGGTACAATGACTGTGTCAAGAGGGGAACCTCGACGGAGAAAATCGCCAAGAGAAAGCGGAAAGAGAGAAGTTGCGGACTGACATAGTCCTTGCCCGAGGGTACAAGGAATGAGCTGGGGCAACAATCTAAAACAGGTCTTTTGAGGCAAGAAGTATCGGAGATAATCAAAAAAGTCCGGAATTTTTTGAGAAAACCTCTTGACAAACCAAACAATCTATGCTATAATACAAATACAAGGTGAGGGAAACGATGGTAAGCCCCACCAAATAAATGAAATGAGGTAAAATATTATGGCACACAATTTCTCTTCTATGATGGCACTGGCTCCCAAGACTCGTGAAACCTTCAAGGCTCTGCCTGTTGAGTTCACCAAGAAGCAGTTCAATGAGGTTCGTGACCGCTTCTCCGATGGTCGCTATCCCTATTCCGCTTCCGTCTGTCTGGAAACTGCCCGGGAGTATGGTCTGGTGCAGGTCGTCCGCACTGAGAAGACTACCTACCACAAGGAAGTCCGTGTGGTTATCAACCCCAAGACCCACGAGAAGTTCACCGAAGACCAGTTGGATGAACTGTGGTGCAAGAAGCTGGCTCGTGAGTTCGGTCTGCGGTTCGATGGCCATCTGCCCTGCTACTCTGAACTGCGGAACTTCATGGACTACGCCGAGATGGAGTTTGAGGGTTTCCGCAATGTCTTCTCCGTCAACTGGGCGAAGCTGGAAAAAATGTGTCAGGGATTCTAAAAAAATCCCTTGACAAACCGGCTATTTTGTGATACAATAAGTTCATCAAAGGAAAGGAATTGATACCAATGAATAAGACAATTTTCTGTACTCTGGACACCGAGACTGTAGGCGGTGCTTCCACTCCCTCCGGAATGTACAATGTCGGCTGTACCATCCATGACAGAGAGGGTAACATCTTCGCAACCACCAATCTTCTGGTGATGGAACACTATGAGGAAATCCGCAACGATGACTATGCCAAGAAGAACTTCCCCATCTATGCCAAGAGACTGGCAAGCGGTGAAATGTCTGCGGTGACTACCGAAGCCGAGGCAGTCAGCATTGTTTCCAATCTGTGCCACTTCTACGGCGTCAAGTACATCTGTGCTTACAATTCCGCTTTCGACCTTACCAAAACTGCCTGCCGTGCGTTGGCTGAGGAGTTCGAGTTCATCGACCTTTGGTTGATGGCAACCCAGACCATCTGCCACCAGAAAGGCTATGCCAAGTTTTGCCGTGCAAATGGCTTCCAGTCCAGAAGCAAGAACACTTGTGCGACCACTGCGGAAGCCGTGTATGCGTTCATCACTAACGACCCCGACTTCATCGAGGAACACACGGCTCTGGCTGATGCCATGATTGAAATGCAGATTTTTGTCCGCTGTCTGCGGACACACAAGAAGTTCACCAAGAATGTGCATTGCTGGGATGCCAAGGGCAAGGAATACAACAAGTGTTTCCCCAAGTGGGCGGAGTAATCCGCCCCATCCCCTAAAAAAAATTTTTCAAAAACCTCTTGACAAACCAACTAATCCATGTTATAATGTTGGTACAACAAAGGAAAGGAACTGATACCTATGAAGTATGTAATCTCTGTTTTTTACTCCGACGCTGAGGTCACTGTCAAGACTGACGACCCCGAAATCGCAATCCTGGAACTGCTGAGAGCTGACACGAACGGCAATCATGCCCATGTGTGCGACGGCTACACCGGCGAGGTTCTGGCTCTGGTGAACCACCCCGACCAGTTCGCCACGGACGAGTTCTCTCTGATGATTCTGGGGGTGCTGATGAAGCACCTCTGGGAACAGGACGAGGAACCCATCCCCGAACCCGAACTCGAGGTCGAGCGAGAAATCATCCCCAACATTTTCGAGGTCATGTCCGCCCTGGCCGAACAGCAGAAAGCCGAACTCCTGCCCCCCGAGGAACCCGAAGAGTGTATGTCAGCCGAGGACATGGTTTTGAAGGTGATTCAGGTTATGGGCGGAGGTCTGCCCAGCTGATACGAAAGCCACCCCATTTTTGGGGTGGCTTTTTCGGCGCGGCGCCCACGGTTGATGGGCGCCGAAATTTTATTATACCACACCGCCAGCCAATTTGTCAAGAGGAAAATTGCACAAATAATAAATAATTATTTTTCCCGATTTTGTGTATTTTGCCAATTGCAATCTGGGGGCAGATGTGGTATAGTATTGGTGTCAAGGGGAGGGAACGCCTCGGGAGTTGGGAAACCCACGCTAGGCGTCGAACTGTTGGCAGAGGCTGTGTACGACCCAACCTTCCGGCACGCAACTTTCTTGAAGAAACTTCAAGAAACCCCTTGACAAATCCCCCAAGTTGTGATACAATGTAAGAGAAGTCAAGAGGTTAGCCGTGGTCGGAGGCGGTAGGGCTTGCGGAGCAAGTGACCACAAGATGACCGAACAGAAGGAAATCTGAAAAAAAACCTCTTGACAAACTCCCCAAGATGTGTTATAATAAGGGTACAAAAGAGGGAAGCATGGCAGAAGTCGTTGAGACAAGACCCACGAGAGTCGTGTCAGACCATGACGACAAAGTCCTCGACCGCACGGTCGCTCCGTTGTGCGGAATATAAATGTGAACCAATCCCGAGGCTGTATTAGGGACTAGGTGGAGTGAAAGCCAAAAAAAAATTCAAAAAACCTCTTGACAACTGGCTCAAGATGTGATACAATAAGAATGTAAAGAGGAACACCTCTTACAGATAAATCAAATTTGGGTTGCGACCTACCGCAAGATTGGAGATCGATACTATGGCTAACACTACTTCTTCTTCCGCTCGTCTGACCAAGGCTCAGAAGTTCGCCATTCTGGCTGAACTGCCCGCCGTCAAGGCTGACCCCATGCTGTCCGAGTTCATCGCCCACGAAGTTGAGCTTCTGGCAAAGAAGAACTCCGCCGACAAGAAGCCCACTGCCCAGCAGGAGGCAAATGCCGTAATCAAGACCGCCGTTCTGGAGGTTCTGGCTGACGGCAAGAAGCGCACCGTGTCCGAACTGCTCAAGGAAGTGCCCGGTCTGCCCGACACCATGACCAATCAGCGCATGAGCGCACTCGTCCGTCAGATGGTCGATGCGGGTCAGGTTGTCCGCTCCGAGGACAAGCGCAAGGCGTTCTTCGCCATTGCGTAACCCGATGGGGGAGGAAACTCCCCCAAAATTTCCCCTTGACAAATCCAGCAATCTGTGCTATACTTAGTACAGAAAGGAGATGACCCCGATGGAAGAGAAAATCCAGAAGCTGATGAAGTCGCTGAACATCAGCCGTGAGGAAGCCATCGAACTGATGGACGAAGACAAGCGAATCGACAGGGGCGAAAAGTTGTTTGAGCTTGACCCCGAACTGGAAGCGGGCGCAAAGAAAGCACGACAGGCAGACCGCAAGCAGACCACCACCAAAAGAGAGAAGAAAGCCAAGCCGGAAAAGGCAGAGCTGTGTTCCGCAATGATGGAAGGTCTGAATGGACTGGGAATCACCGAGTTCAATGTCACCAATGCCGAGCGTGAGTTCCTGTTCACCCACAACGGCACGAAGTACAAAGTCACCCTTGCGTGTCCCCGCTCCTGAGAAATCTGTCCGCCCAGCGCGGACAGATTTTTTGTGCATTTTGACGAAAAAATAATGCTTGACATTTTCAAAAGAATGTGGTATAATGGCCGGGCGCTGACGAGTGTGGCGCCCGGCATTTCGCTACTAACCCCCTATTTCAGCAATTTTTCTTGCAAAAATTATTTTTGCAAAACCCCTTGACAAATCCCGAAACCTATGCTATAATTAGGGTACAAATCAAGGAGGTAATCACCATGGATAAACTGAAACAGCACATCGATTGGCTTTTGGCTCAGTGCCAGAAGGACGGCAAAGAACTGTGGATTCATCAGGCGTTCGGAGCAGTTCAGTTCTACGCAATGATTGTGGAGGACAGAGAAGCTTACAACGAGATGGAGTTCATTTGGAACAATGTCTACAAGCCTGCCTTTGAGCGTTGTATCTGGGGACAGAAAATGTCCCTTTGATACAAAATAACTCTTGACAAATTCGCAAACCTATGTTATAATAAAGAAAATTAAATGAGTGAGGTAAATGTTATGTTAGAAATTTTCTTCTGGGTCTATGTCGCAAGCGCAATTCTGGCTTTCCTGTATCTGTTCGTGTTCGCCAGTCTGGCTATGATTCCCACTTTTAAGGAGTGCAAGGCCAAGGGCATGGTCAGGGTCAAACAGCCTACGAACTGGGCAAAGACTTTCATCAGTCTCATCCAGTGCGCTTTGATGATTGGTCTGCCTGTTGTCAATACTTTCTTTGTCACGATCTGGCTGTGCAACACTTCCAAGTGTATGGAAACTTGGGAGAGTATCGCATGGGAATGCTTCTGCTATCCCGATGAACTTCCGTAAAATTGGGGGTTGACAAAACCCCCAATTCATGCTATAATAAAGAAAAACAAATGAGGTGTGTAAAATGTTGAATTTCTTATTAGGTATTCTTGCCGGATACATTATCCTGTCTTTCATTCACGAAGAACTGTGGGGCCAGAGATGGATGAACTTCATCCAGCTTCCCTATCTGCTCATCACTGGTATTCTGGAAATTATTCTGGAAATCCTGCTTTTCCCATTCGTTTTCTTCTGGAAACTCTTCCGCAATGTAAGCAAGCCTGTGAAATTGGAAGCAATTCAAAATCTCAAATTGATGGACGATTCCACACATCTGTTCGGAAGTATTTATTTTTGCCACGACAAAAAGGCAAAAAGAATTGTCAATAAATTTTTCTTCTACCGAGTAGAAAAGGCTTGACAAAAGCCTTTTCTCATGGTATAATGAGAATACAAAAAGGAAAGGAACTGAACACTATGAAAAAGAAAATCTATCTGGCTTCGCCGTTCTTCAATGCTACTGAATTGGTAGTCTACAAGGAAACCATCTCTCGTCTGCGCTCCGCAGGTTATCCGGTTCATGTACCCCAGGAGCATGAAGTTCCCAACGCATGGGACTTGCCGAACTCTGACTGGGCAAAGCGTGTCTTTGAAATGGACATTGAAGCCATCCATGACTGTGATGTGGTCATGGTTCTCAACTTCGGTATGTATTCCGACTCTGGTACGGCATGGGAAGCCGGCTTCGGCATGGCAATCGGCAAAGAGGTTGTCCAGGTTCTGTGCGGTTATGAGAACGCAACCTATTCTCTGATGATGGTCAATGGCTGTCACAAGGTTGTCCATGTTGACAATGTGGAGAACTGGGAAGAAGTCAGCGCCGGAATCAATCTGGAAACGGTCATTCAAAAATGAGTGAGGGGCAACCCTCACTTTTTTGTGCAAAATTACCAATTGACATTTCGGCGGCCCGGGCGCGAGTGTGCCCGGGCAGAATTTCCATTATACCATACCCCCAGCAATTTGTCAAGAGGAAAATGCGAAAAAAATGCACAAATTATTTCTCCCGATTTTGTATACTTTGCCTATTGCAATCCGCTTCTGGCTATGGTATAATACCCTTGTCAGTGAGGGACAGGCAACAACGCAGGACAGAGCGAGCCGAGCGAAAAAAAAAGTTGAAAAAACCTCTTGACAAACCGCCCAAGATGTGATACAATGAGGGTACAAAAAGAGAGGGGCAACCCTCCAAGGTCAAGAAAAAAAAAGAAAAAAAGTTCTTGACAAACCGAGCCGAATGTGCTATAATAAGAATGTAAAGAGGAACACCTCTTACAGAATAAATCATCGACAGGTTCAAGTCGCTAAAACCGAAAGGAATTGATACTATGGCTAACACTACTTCTTCCGCTTCCGCATCCACCAAGCTGACCAAGGCTCAGAAGTTCGCTATGATTGCGAACATCCCCGAAGTCGCCAACAACCCCATGCTGGCTGAGTTCATCGCCCACGAGCAGGAACTGCTGGCCAAGAAGAACTCCGCTGAGAAGAAGCCCACCGCTCAGCAGGAAGCCAACGCAACCATCAAGGCCGGTGTTCTGGCTGTGATGGAAGCCAATCCCAATCAGCTGTTCACCGTGTCCGAACTGCTGAAAAAGGTTCCCAACCTGCCTGACACCATGACCAACCAGAGAATGTCCGCTCTGGTTCGCCAGATGGTTGATGCAGGCCAGGTCAAGAGAACCGAGGACAAGAGAAAGGCTTTCTTCTCTCTGGTCTAACCAGAGAGAGGGGAGAGGGGGAGAAATTCTCCCCCAAACTTTCCTCTTGACAAATCCCCCCAAATGTGCTATACTAAGTAAGGAAAGGGGGCAACCACCATGGATAGCCAAATCGAACGCATCATGCGTTCTCTCAAGTGTTCCAGAAGCGAAGCCGAAGCCATTCTTGCCGATGATAAATGCATCGACAGGGGAGAGCAAATGGACTTTGATTTGAGTCCAGAAGCACACAAACTGGCTATGAAAAACGCTAATGCGGACACAAAATCGCCAAAAACCACCAAATCCGCACGAAAACCCACCGAAAATCCGGAAAAAGAGGCTGTAATTGCGGAAATCGCCCACTTTTTAGCGGAAAAAGGCTACGTTTCAGTGGAAATCACCAACAAAACTCGTCAAATTAGCTTCAAAATTGGTGAAAATGCCTACGAATTGACTTTAATCGCAAAAAGAAAGGCAAAAAGTTAGAAAAACCGGGAAAAATCCCGGTTTTTCTTCGTTTTTGTGCAATTTGCACAAATTTCGGCCGGCCCTTTACGTGCGCGCGGGCCGGTTTTTCGGCAAAATAACCAACTCCAACAATTTTTGGGGCGCATTTTTTGTGCAATACTCCAACTTGATTTTCCCGGAATCGGTGGTATAATTGTATTATAAATCAAGAGGAGGTAACCCCCATGAATAAAAAGTGCATTACTGTTAGTGAACTGCTCCGCCAGCTTCAGACCATGGAAGAACTCGGTTTTGGTGATTCCAAGGTCATTTACATGGATGAACTGTCCATCACCTACAATGTAGAAGAAGGCGTTCACGACCACTACGGCAAAAATTTTGTGGTTCTGGGGTAACCCAGAACCATGGAGGGAAAAACAATGGCTAGAATTGAAATTGGTAAGGGTATCCCCTATTCAGAGGTCAAGAAAATGGCCGGCGAACTGATGATACAAAATCCCCTTGTTAGTTCTGTGCGTGTGACAGTTGAAAAAGATACTTTGAAAATGTGTATTGAATACACAGAATTTTCTAAAAAAGTACTTGACAAACTCTAAATCCTATGCTATAATGAGTACATCAAATGAGAGAGGAATTGATACCCATGAAGAACATCAAGCTTTTTGAGAGGGAACTGTCCCTCATCCTGGACGAGGATCTCCGCATGGCGGTCAAGGGATACCTGATCGACCGAGTTCCCGACTACTTCTGGACAGACGGTGCTTCCAGTTCTGGCAAGTATCACCCCAAGATGTCCCAGGGCGTTGGCGGTCTGGTTCGCCACACCAAGGCGGTTGTCATGTTCGCCGAAGAACTGCTCCGCATGAGTTCTTACGCATACATGAAGGAAGAATACAAGGATTTCGTCATTGTCGCCTGTATCATTCACGATACTGTCAAGTATGGTCTGGATGGTTTCGACAAGGCCGAGTACAAGAATCACGCCAGAAATGCGGCGACTGCTTTCCGTGATTACTGTCTGGTCACTGGTTACGGCGAACCCCATTTTCTGCTTCTGAACGCTGTCTGCGCTCACATGGGTCAGTGGTCTACCGAGAAAGAGGACAGACCCTTTACCAATGTGGACAGATGTGTCCACATGGCGGACTACATGGCAAGCCGTCCTTTCATCGATATTCCTGCGATTGTCGAGGAATGGAATGAGGTTGCCGGACTGGCAGACGAACTGCCTTTCTAAAAAAAAGTTGTCGGGGGGCTTGACAAATGCCCCCCGACATGGTATAATAAAGAAAATCAAACAAGGAGGAAAACAAAATGGCTACCTGTGCTGATTCTAATTGCGGTTACTACTGGAAGGACGAGGACGAAGAATACCCCCGTTGCCACTATCCCGATGATGGCACTCCCGCCCCCTGTGAGTACGACGATGACTACGAACCCGAAGACATTGACGATGACTTCGGCTTCGACCCCTACGAAGGTTGCTACACCTATGATTGCTAAGGAGGTATGAAAAATGGGTGAATGTCCTTACTGCGGTGCGTCCTTTGATGTGGACGAGTTCGACGATCTGGAAGACAACGGCGATTTTGTCACCGGCACTTCCTACACAATCTGCCCCGAGTGCGGTGCAAGCCTCCATGTGACGGCGCACTTCCATTGGGATGGCTGTTTAGAAATCGACTGAGAAATCAGTCGATTTTTTTTTGATTTAGGGGTTGACAAATACCTCGACTTGTGGTATAATAAGGGTGTGGTTCAACGGGCCCTGAACGGAGGTCAGGGCCCGATTTTCCGATCGGTATACCCCATATGGAATTTTTCTGCTACTTCTAGCGACTTCCGCATATGCCCCGTTCTCCCGAAATCTAGCACCCCACCCCGGAGGGCCGATCGGGAATTCTCATATGGCGAAACATTGAATTGAAAGTCCCGATCGGTAAAAATGTTCTTTTTTTTTATTATAACATTTTTTTTATAAAAAATCCAATCTGCGTTCGGAGAACGCAGAAAGCGCCGATCGGATTTGATTTTTATAAAATTTTTTGATATAATATAAGTACAATAAATAAGAAATGTGAGGTATATACCAATGGTTTATGATAAGAACTATTTCCTGGACCAGTTGCGCAATGGTCAGGATATCAATGCAATTGGTCAGGCCATGGCAGATGCCATGAACGCCGCAATGTCTGACTTCTGTGCTGAGCAGGAGGCCGCCCGTAAGGCCGAGGCAGAGCGTGTCGCCAAGGTGGAGCTGGCCGCAAAGAAAAAGGATCTGGGTCTGAAGATGGTCGACCTGTTCCGTGATTACGCTGATCTGACTGGCAACACCGCCATGGATGAGATGGAAATCACTGACGATGACCTGGACACTCTGGTTGAGGCCCTGGATCAGACTTTCGCCCTGATGGGCGCAATGAAGGAACTGAAGACCGCAATCGATGCTATCCCCGAGGATAAGCTGGTTGGTCTAAATCCTAAGAAGCGTTCCGCCACCATTCACGCCAAGAGCGATGATGAAGCTCTAAAGGAATTTTTGGCTCAAATTATGAAGTAAGATTCTCGTTGTGAAGAAATTCTCATAAGATGATTTCTGACTAAGCTACAACTACCAAGAGAAGAGCTACGCTAAGATAATTTTAGAACCCACCCTCTGAAAATGAGGGTGGATTTTTTTATGCCCCAACGGTAACGGTGACGAGGAAAAGCGATCGGATAGTCCAGGGGCCGATCGGCCAGAACAATCTCACAATTCTCTTCCAAAAGCAACAAAAAAAGGAGGACCGAAGTCCTCCTTAATCAAATATATCATCCAAGAGCACAATAAGCTCCCCCAAATCTTCTAACCACTCAACGATCGGAAATACTTTATTCCAGAAGCGAGTCCACTTAGAGTCCGTAGTTGAATCCTGCGAGCAAATCTTCAATAGTCATTTCCCTCGCCTTCTTCAAGGTTCCCTCAACGTCAATCTCCAGTTTCACATCCGCAGTCGTAGTTCCAGAAGAAGCAGTAGTATGTACGGTCGGTACAGGCGCAAACTCCACTGTAGCTTTCTTCTCATTATAATAGAAGACTTCCTTGTCCTTCTCTGTGCGGATGGGGAAATATTCTCGCTTAGTGTCCTCATGAACAGAGCCTTCCTTATCCAGATAACCAAATCTGAACCACATAGAACCGCTCTTCTTCACGAAAGCATTGTCATCATCATAGACGACATAATAAGCACCATTGCCTTTTTGCGCCAGTCCCATTCTATCACAAGAAAAGACCGGCAAATCCTTCCACTTACCAAGTCTCTGACCAGACTTTGCGGCAGACATTAAATTATTATAGCTAAAAACCATTTTACTTTTCCTTTCAATCGGATTTTCATTTCATTTTTTATTTTGTTCCTCGGTTTTCATTTCATTTTTTCAATTCATTTTTTGAATACCCCTACTTAGGGCTTTTTGAATTGAAGTTCTTGAATGACCCTCATGACATATTCTACTTTGCTTTCATCGGGTTTTCTAAAGATTCCCATCTCTTCCCCGATGCGCACGATAGTATTGTCATGAAGATAACCTTCATCTACAAGCATCATATAACCTTTTCCACCTTTTCTTTTATACTATAATAATTATAACAATATTTTTTTATAAAATCAAATAAAGATTATACGTACTCTCTAAAATAATCCAATAACTCCTCACACTGCCTATCTGACATTGGAATTTCTGGTTCATTTTTCTCATACG